CTATATTTGTTAAGGATCTCAATCTCATTAACAGGCATCTTGCCTTTGACTAATTCATTAGCAAAGTTGCGCAGGGTTTCTACGTTATCAGCCCACGACTTCAGGCGATACGATTTTTTAGGTTTGGCAGGCACGCTCTCACGCATTGCCCGCACGACAGCTACAGTCTTAGGGTCTGCGCCCGCTTCAATGAGCTTTTGATAATTAGGCTCAGGCCAGGCTTTTGCAAATGGCACATCGGCAGCGTCTAATTCAGTCGCAGCTTCTAGGTTATCGCCATACAGATTCCAGACGTCTTTACGGGCACCGCCAATCTTCTCGCCAAAGTCTTTAATGTCAGATTGTTTTGCTGGTGCTGGTGCCAGTAAATCTTGCTGGCCTTGTGCTGCGGCAACATCAGCCTCACGATTGCTACCAGTTAAATTGAATTGATCGACTTCAGCATCGGCCTTAGCGCGTGCATCGGCAGCGCGATCAGCCTCTTGTTTAGCCTTCTCTGCAGCAGCTTTAGCTTCTTCTGCCGCTTTTAATGTCGCTTCAGTTTGGCTCTCTAAGCTGAAGGATTCTTGGGCATTGCGTTGTGATCCAGCCCCAGTTGGTCGAACAGGGCTTTGTTTTTCTCTTGAGCTTGGCGTAGCTTCATCAGCACCTTGGTCGCCTCGATCTTCTCCTGTGGGGTTAGCGTCGATTCCTCCATTGTCTTGCGCCAGGCGTCCACCAGTGGGCTCGATTGCTTGGTCGTTGAATTCTGGGATTCGGTCTTGGGATTCTCCTGATTGCTCCCATTGGGCAATTTCTGCTCTGAGTCCTTCATCTTCATCTGGTGTTCTTTCATAGTCTTTACCAACGTCTTTTGCTATTAATTCCTGAGCGTATTCGCTGAGCTTATTAAGGCCTGCCTCTTCCGCATCTTTGGCAGCAATCCATTCATCATACCCGTCATTTTGGTACTGAGAATACTGATCTTCAATGCCGCTGCCCTCTGCATTAGCGTAGGTTTTACGGCCTCCCCTGGCCTCTTCCATGAAGAGATCCATCATTTCAGCAAGGTCATGCTTACCATTCTCATCTTGAGAGATAAAACCTAGTTCTTTCAATGAGCTTGCCATGCGATCTGCGGATACACCCGCTTTAGTGGCGACTCTAAAGACGCCAGATCCTTTATTACCCAGATCTGCCAGTGATACGCCCCAGTCTTTTACCAATTCGTCCGAGTTAATGCCTCCTAACTTAGAAATGGCCTGCAACATACTGTCTTTTGCAGTGACTTCGCGCTGCTTGGCTACGCGCTTGGCAGTGGCAGCAAGTTGTTTATCGGTCTGCGGCCTAAAGCGCACCACAAACCCTTGATTAGAAGGAGCTGATACCCAACCTTTGCCTGCTTTTTTAGCAACGTCTTGAGCTGCTTTACGGGTTTTAAATACGGATCCATTCTTAAACACAATGTCACCAATGCGCATACCTGGCTTAGGCGCTTGCAATTGACTGTGCTTATCCAAATCGATAAAGGCAGGCTCATTGATTGACTCAGGAATGGCGGCCTGGGCTTTTTGAATCGTGCTCGGATTGATTGGATCAATCGCGCTGCCAGGAATAGCCGCTTGTGCCTGCTGCATTGTTGTTGGTGCATTAGGCTCTGCTGGCGGCAGATCGATCACGTCTTGAGTTACTAAATTGTTAATAGGTTCATTGCCAGGTATTTGTGGAATCTGTAATGCACCTGGCTCTGCGGCATTGACTGAAGCATCCAAAAAGGCGTCTTGTTGACTTACCGCGGGAGTGTCTTGCGGCGCTTGCGTTGGTGCTGCTGGCTGATCTAAAAATTGATCTACTGTAGGCGTGCTTACAGACGCGAGTGGGCTAGCCTGCTTAGCAGTGTCGGCAATTAGTGTGCTCAAAGCTGCAATAGGATCGAGGCCTGGTTGCGGTGATGCCGATAGATCGCCTTGAATGGGATTAATTGGAATAGGCTGAGCATTATCAAACTCTGCTGGCGCTGGACTTACAGTGACATTTGCGCCATCTTGTATAGATTCTGGTAATTGTTTGCCGCCAATTTGCGTTATGGCGCCCGTGCCACCACCTAACATTGCACCCAACGCACCGCCGTAAGCACCACGTTTCAAAAGCTGATTTGGATTAATTTCGGTTTTGTTGCCTACAGCTTCACCAATGTAATTACCAATTTCCTCGCCAGCCTCTTGCCCGCCTTCTTTAGCAGTAACTCCAAGGATTTTATTAATTACTGCAATTACGCCATTGGCAGATTTTTCTCCAGCCATCTTGCGGGCAATAGCACCTTCAGCGCCACCACCTGTTAATGGGGCAATCAGTAAAGAAGCTAGGCCAGATATTCCAGCGCCCTTGTATTTATCTATTAACTCTGGAGAATCAATACTGGTAAATGTATCGGCAGCATTTTGAATGGCATTTGTGCCTATGGTTGCGCCTGTTGCTGCCGCCATTTTTGCCGCCGTTGGAGCTAAAGCAATCGCACCTTTAGCAACACCAGCAGGCAGAATCATTGAGCCTATTGTAGTAACGCCAGCATCAATAGATGATCTAGGGTTATCCATGGCTGCAATTGCTAGGTCTTTTAATCCCTTGTTGGGATCATTCATTACGGCATTAAATGCAGCTTTTTGATCGTTGAGTTTTTGAGAGCCGATACCTTTATCAATGGTATCCATGCCCTTTTGCATCAGACCAGAGAATTCACCGCCATACTTGCCACCAGTAACTAATTGAGCAATATCCGCTACACCTTTAGCGGCAGTGGGAAATATCTTTAGAAGTGCAGCAGCAGCGTCTTGAGAGTTTTCTTTGAATGCTGAAGGCTTTGGAGCTGCATCACCCAAAAAATTATCTATCCGACCCGCCTCGGCTCGCTGATTGTTAGATTGTGGCGAGTCGAGGAAGTCGTCTATCTTCATTAGTCAGGCATTCCTAAATCTTTGAGTTTCTTTTTAGCTTGATCTTTTGTGATCTTGCCAGCTTGGTAATCAGCCTGCACATTTATCATTTCAGGAGTAGGGCTAAATGGCTTGCTAGGATTTATTGTCTGACCAGTAGTGGCTGTCGCTGGATTTTTGTTCGGATTACGTTTAGCCTTGGCAGCCTCTAAATACGTCTGAAAATTAGGCGCATCTTTAGGGCGCTGACCAAAGCTCAGCGGGTATTCCGTGTTGTATTGCAGACGGATCTGGTTATTTTCGGCAATATCAGTACGGCGGCCTTTATCCGCAGGATCACCTTTAGCAGTTTTACTACCGCCCTTGTTTTCGTAAATCTTTTCCAGGGTAGGATTAGTGACTGCTTGACCACCCGTAACGCGGTTAATCGATGAGCCTGTATTGCCTACATCATCAAAAGGAGCGCTGCCGCTAGTGGCAAAGTAAGCTTGTGCTGCTGGTGTCGCCAGCGCTGGATTGGTTTTAATGGCGGCAATATCCGCAATCTTTTGCTCAATCTGACCACTGCGAGAGAAGTTATCCATGTACTGTGGCCCTGCCATTTTGAAAGCCACAAGTTGCGCCTGTCTAAACTTATCCATGGAAGGATCTGCTGAAATCATTTGATCCACACCGCCACGATTGTCATTAGTCATACGCAAGCCGCGAGCTTCTTGCTCATACTTGCTACCAGACTGTTGATTGGCAAAAATCTTTGCTAATGTTAAAGCGGTATTTTGTTCCGCTTGCTGCGCCACCATTGGTGCCATAGCCAGGGCTTTAAAGCCGCTGCCAATACCTTGTGCTGCGCTTTGGGCGCCTGCTGCGGCACCGCCGCCTATGTATTCGTTTGCCATTACTAAACTCCTAAAAGTGATAGCGGACTAGCGCTAGTTGGCGGTTTAATTCCAATGCCACTACTTGAGCCAGACCCTATTCCAAAACCGCCGCCACTCGGATTTAAGCCAACGCCTGCATTGACTCCTGCAGCAGGCTTATACATCATTCCCGCGGATCCAGCAGCTTGCAAAATGTTGCCAATAAATACCTTTGTTGGATCAATCTGCCCCGCTTGTTGAATAGCAATACTGTCTGCAGCCTTTTGGCCTCTTGAGAAATTGTTTAATTGGTCAATGTTTTGACCAGCATTCATCAAATCTACGCCTTCATTCATGCGTAAACGATTTGAAGAGGTAGTCTTGCCCAATAAACGCGCCATCGATTCGGCGGTTTTTAAGGTATTAAGATCGGCAGTGGCTTTAGCGGAGTTGTAGTCACCTGACACGTTGCCTTGCACGCCTGAGTTTTCAGAGCGTATTTGCTGGCTTTCACTAACTGGAGCAATTAGGCCTGCGGTAATCTCATTAGAGATTTGCTCTTGATTTTTTAAACGTTGATTAGGGTCAAACTTTTGAGCCGCATCTAATGCGGTTGATTCAGCCTTCTTTTGCAGCTCTTCTTGAGCATTTAAGCTATTGGTAATGGCTTGCTGCTGCCGAGATTGCGCCTCTTGAGAGGCTTGATATTGCTGAGCCGCACCAGCAAACATTGCTACTAACGCCGCAATTTCTAATCCTGTCATTTTTTATCCGCCTATTTATTAATGGTGCTACCGCCATAAGAAGTTTTAGGAGAGGAAACGCCATACCATTGCTGTCCAAACGGGTTTCCATTCACTGCATTTGCCATGCCACCCGCTTGCTGATTTACCAAGTAAGCCTGGGATAAGTCACCAAACAAGCTGCCAATGGTTGCGCCATTACGCTGTGCTGCCGCTTGGTCTGCATTCACACTTAAACCATTGAGCGCCATCGTTGCTGCAGAGCCCGTATCAATACCTGACTGCGCCATGCTAATTAGATTTGAGCGGGTCTTTTCATCTTGCAGCTTAAGATCTGCTGCCGATTGATCGGCAATCCCGCCCGTACGAATCAGGCCTTCATTGGTGCGGCGATTGAGTTCAGCATTGCTATCCACGTCTGCAGAGCCGCCGACTAAACCAGAGCGGGCTAAACCAAAACGATTGGCACGTTCAGCTACTTGCGCCTGGCGATCTACCTCGGCTTTATTGAGGTCGTAAACTGCCGATTTTTGCTGGTTATACATGGTGTCGCGATTGGAACCATTAAAAATTGAGTTAATCTGGTCAGTAGCCGCAGCTATTCTGCGTTGACGATCTGCCTCGCGTGCGCCTGCACCACCATCACCACCACCTCCGCCGCCTCCGCACATATCTATACCCCTTCCATAAAATAGGTTGAACCGCAACGCTTAAACCCTAAGCGCTCATATAAAGTGTCTGCATTTTCATTACCAGTCGTTACGCCTGGACGAATTTGCTTTGCTCCTGCTAACTTAGCCCAAAGGACAAAGTTTTTAATTAATCTATAGGCAATCAAACCGCCTCTAAGGTCTTTGCGTATGAGAAGCACCAGATCATTTGCAATTAAATCCTTACCAAACCAGCTTTGCATTACTGATCCCGCCATCACGCCGACCACACTTCCATTTATATCCTCTGCCACCACCACAAACTGATTTTTGTTCATCAAATCCGTAAGGGATTCTTTAACGATTTCATCGTCATAATCCATGGATGAGTAGGTAGATTCCTGATGCAGTTGCCTACCGAGAACAACTAGCTCTGGGAGATCATTGACAGTGGCTAATCTGAGCTTCAATTACATAGCTCCCATATACAAATATTCATGTTTAGAATTACGCAGTGGTACGATGTTGATATGACCAAACTTACCGATCTTTCTGGCAAGCGATTTAATCGATTGCAAGTAATAAGCAAACAAACAAGTCACAATGGGCGGACGATGTGGCTGTGTCTTTGTGATTGTGGAAATAAGAAACTTGCAGAAGCCTCGAATTTGAAAAGGAATTTGACGGGATCCTGCGGATGCTTGCATCGAGAGCTTACCGCTAAGAGTCATACTACTCATGGCATGCGACATACTGTTGAATACAACACTTGGGCAAGAATGAAAGGCCGCTGCGAGAACACCAAAAGTAAGGACTATCCTAGATGGGGTGGTAGAGGCATAAAAGTATGCAAGCGCTGGGAGTCTTTTGATAATTTTTTTGCAGACATGGGTAAGCGTCCATCTACCAAACATTCTTTGGATCGTATTGATAACAATAAAAATTACCAGCCAAGTAATTGCCGATGGGCAGATGCAAAAACCCAAGCCAATAACAGAAGGCGTCGAGGTAACTTGATACTTGTTAAATACCAAGGCATTACCAAACCGCTTATTGATTGGGCTGATACCTTTGGAATCAATTACTCCACTATTCAATGGAGATACAAACAAGGTTGGCAAGGTGATCGCTTGTTTCACATTGACCCCAAGGTATTAAAGTAAATCGTGACAGCGTCTAACCTAAATGGCTTGTTGTCATAGTTTCTAAAGCGCAGGGAAAACTCAGTGCCACTCACTTCAATGGGCACCATGCCACCTGGTCGGGTATTGCCTTTGACCTTAACGGGCGCGGTGTACGCATCGATATTGCGCACGTCAAACCCAATCGAGAATTCGCACTGCCCTTCCATCACCAAGTCGGCACCATAGATCTGCTTGAGTTGTCCTGGGGACTTGAAATCCATGTAAGGCAGATCGAGCAAGACTTCATACTGCAAACCATCATCGGTAAAGACAGATGGATCAAGCTTGTAAACAGTGTCACCTGAGCGGATATAGAGCTCTTGTCCTAGCTCGGCAAAAGAGTCCACAGCGCTTGGCAAGAAATAGCGGCTCCAGGCAGCAATTCTGGCGGTGCGAGAAATGGAATATACAAAGAGTTGATTGCCAATGGCGCAGATATATTGGCCTGTTCCGTAGAAGAAGAAGGCTTTTGGAAAGACGCCAGGTACTTTGGTTTCTGGGCGCACCAGGCTATCAATCGGGGAGCCTACGTCCACGTCTGCCAAGTTATTGGTCAATTGCAAAGTTGTGATTGATCTAAATCCATAGTCGGACAGGAAATACAAATCACCCGATACGTTCGCTACTGAGCGTGGGAAGTTGGTTCCTACGTTTTCCACAATGCTCGATAACTTCATATTGGTAGGATCAGGATCGACTATCCATACTTGAGCGCCATCTTTAGAAAGCACTACTAAATTGCTTTTGTAAATACCTAGTGCGTTCGCAGAGCGATCACCACGCGAGTTCAAGCCTGTTGGCAAAAATCCTGCATCATTGGCAGTTGTCCAATCCCGTGGATTGCCAGTTTTACTAAAGCGCACCACGTCACCATTGCCAGATCCGACTGCAAATAGCTTAGACGCAATCTTGACTACGGCCTTGGTATTAGGGCAATTGGCATCAGCAATATGGGTTGTGGCAGAACCATCTAAATAATGGTGCTGCACTGTGCCATTGTCATATTCAACGGCGCAATAAATATAGGCATTAAATACGTCGGCATACGGCACTGAAGCCACTGGCCTAGCGCCGCTAGAGTTTTGTACCTTGTGCGCTTGAAATAGTGTATTGGCATGGGTAATCGTGCCATCTCCATAAAAGGTATGCAACTTGCCAAAAGCAGCAAACAGGCCTTTGGTGCCTGGCTCTAGCTCAGCAACCTTAGTTAATCCTGGGCGCTTTTGTGTGGCTAAACCCGTAGTCACATACGCGTTTTTCATTTCCCGCAGGCGATTGGCATCTGATACGGCTGCACCTTTACGAAGGTCAATGCCTAAGTCGAATTTGTCAAAGGTAATTTGTCCCAAGACTTATCTCCGCAGTGTGTAGCCGTCGGCTGATTTAGCGACTTGCAGTGAGCGGCTTTCACCAGATTCACCTTTAAAGAAGTAACGGCGATTTTCTTTCTGGCGATTCTTGACCTTGTTGAGCATATTGGTGAAGGTCGTCGCAGAAGCTTGCGCATCTGGGTGGCGATAATGCGCCTTAGCCGTTGCCAATGCGTACAGGAATACCAATCGATCAGGTACGCTGCAGCGATCACTGGTGCGATCAAAACGGGCTCTCTCAGCGATGTATTCAATCAAGACGTCATATTCACGCTCAGGAGTAGGCCATACTTCCATCTGACCATTTAAAGTGTCATATTTTTGTGGGCGCTGGCGCATGGTTGAAAAAGAGCGATCTTGCTCAGTAATTCCTTGACGTAATGGCTCGCGCAAAGTGGGTGATACGATAAGCCAAACTGACATCACTCGAGTTGGATCAATCAACTCATCTTCTTGGTCGTTGTGCCAGTCATAAAAGATCGATCCAGGCTTAACCTTAATCGTGGTCTTTTTACGCATATCGGGTGGCTCTAGCTCACCAAATACGTATTCGTGGGCTTCTTGCAAAAAGCTTTTAATGACTAGATCATTGTTTTTAGCGGCAGCACCTTGCACTATGAAACCTAATCGGCTACGTAGTTCTGTCATCAATTCGCCTAGCGTTCTGTGGCGGCTCTCCAATCCATTCATTTCCGCTCCTTACGCTGTTGTGAGAACAATAGACAACACGCCGCCAGTAATCACTAAGCGTGCATTTACGCTAGTACGCCCAACTAGGCTGGCAGTTTTAGTGGTTCCATCAATCGAGGTCACGGCACCATCTGCACCATTAGCGCCTGGCGCTCCTGTGGCGCCTGTATCTCCTTTAACGCCCTGTAATCCCTGAATGCCTTGGATACCCTGAATGCCTTGCGCTCCTGTATCGCCCTTATCGCCTTTGCCATAAGTAAAAGCAGGCGACCAGTCGGCGCTAGTGTTCGATACTTTGAAATACAAGTTTCCAGTATCAATGGCTAAAAATGAGAAGCCTTTTGGTTGCAAGTTATAAAGGCTGCGATTAGCAAAAATATCGCGTACATCAGCATCAAATGACGCTCCTGTATCACCCTTAATTCCTTGAATACCTTGAATACCACGCTCACCTTGAATACCTTGAATACCTTGCGCACCTGGGACACGTAAAGCCAAGATTGCATCTTCAGTCAAATTGGCTAAACCAATAATGGCATTCTCTAATGTGCCATCATCTTTTTGCAAAAGATCCAGATTGGCACGCAGAGCATTAATCGACTCTGCCGCATTATCGAGTTCGGCGTTCAGCGCAGCATGATCGGTGCGATCAGGATTATTCTCAGTAAAGTTTTTCGTGCGGTTATAGGCTGGGGCTTGCATATTTTCTCCGTTTACTTGGGGATGTTCCAACCATGAGTAACAAACCAGGCGTAAGCCAGTCCCGCTACAAAGACATAGAAAATGGTTTTGATTGAGAACCACCCAAACATCATCACCTTTTCATTAAGCCAGTCTTTAATGGCCTCTTTGATTATTTGTTTCTGATCTTCACGATCTGCGTCTTTGATCTCAGTCATATCCAGCCTTATTTAAGGTTCTCAAGCTTATAAATGGTTGATAGGAATTGACCTACGATCTCGTCAATCTTGTTTTGTAGTGCGCTATCGGTTTTCTCAACGGCGGTATAGCGAGTTTTTTCAATGAGCGCTAGATACTTTTTGAGTAATTGCACTGGCTCTTTGTCTTGCTCATCATCATTAAGCTGCGGAATCACTTGAATAATTCCATGACGGCCTTGATACATTTCTGTCAAAGAATCAGCTAATTCAATAATCGATTCATAGAATGAGCCCAGAGCCATGTGCTGCGCATAGCTTTTGGTGCGCAAATGCTCTCGGTGAGCAATATCCCTACTCAGAAATAAGATGGCAATAAATTGTGCAATCATGATTTACTTACGAAAAATCGGCTTTAATAAATCCAAAGCGCTCAATAGTTGAAAGATCTTCTACGTCCACCCAAATTGGCTCAATAATGTCTCCTGTATAGCCTGGCTGACCATAGCCTTCTGGATAGACTGCAGTGTTTTGCTTGCGACTCATAGAGCCCTTTAAATAAGCCATAAAGGTGTCGTAAGATGTTGTACCTTGTGCAGCGTCTAAATCTTCACGCGTATTGATGATCTGATCCATATTTCTTCTCCAGGTAATTAAATAAATTGCAAGTGTCTGCGTGCTGCGCATGACCTCTCCATGAGGCCACAAATTTTTGTAGAGCTAATTCATCGCCATTAGCGACATACCGCGCAATCTTGCGCTTAGCCCGTTTTACGGAATCTTTACGAATCAGTTTGTGGGTAGGCCAGATCCGATAACCTAGAAAGTTAATGCCTTGGCTAATAGGGCTTGCTTGCCACTTGCTAATGCGCATTTTTAGAACGTCAAGGGAGAAGGCTTCAATCTTCTTAAAGTCTTCTCTAAGCTGGTTTAAATCGTTTCCTAGGATCACAATGTCATCCATGTACCTAGCCCAGCAGCGATGACCTAACTCGAAGTGAATAAAGCGATCTACTGCATTGCCATAAACATTGGCAAAAAGTTGGCTAGTAAGGCTTCCAATTGGAATACCGCTACCTTCTGGTGGAATAATCTCACACAAAATCGCCAAGGTTTTTTGACAAGTAATCTTGCGTTCGATCATTTGATGCAATACCGCACGATCCACGCTAGGAAAAAACTTGGAGTAATCAGTTTTAAGAAAGTATTTATACCCTGTTTGGCGCACCTTAGACTGGATGTAATGCACGCCTGCATGCGTACCCCTACCCTCACGACAAGCAAAGGTATTGGGTAGCAAAATTGCTTCAAAAATAGGGCTAATGATGTTGCAAACTGCATGCTGTACTAAGCGGTCTTTAAAATCTAGCGCAGAAATTAAGCGGGGTTTAGGTTCGCGCACTGTAAATTGACGATAGCCGCCAATTTTGTATTGACCCGCTAACAATTCTTCCCGAATAAGGGCTAGATTAGCCTCTGAAAATTCATTAAATTGCAAATAGCCGTAGGTAATCTTTTTGGCTTTAGCGGTTTTTGCAAACGCTAAGCGCAGCTTGTCCATATCCGCAATTTTTTCAATCAGATTGCGATGTTTTTTACTCATGAAGTCAGCCGCGCCTTTCGATGTTTCACTACTCTGCGCTATGCTGAACCTTGCAATGTATTCGCCGAAGCAGGATAAAACTGGCTGACCACATAATGCTAGGTCGGCCTGCGAAGCCGTAGTATTCGCAGAGCGTGGAAATAATGTCGTAACAGACGCCGCGAGCCCCGATGTTGTTGTTCGAGTTCGTAGGGGAGTTGTTCCAATTCGAGCAGCGAGAACCGGAGTTCGCGCCCTCGTTCCAGTTGCCCCCCAGGATAACGGCGAATTTATCCAGCCTACCCTTTCCGAGTTTTGGCTATCCAAGATCCGAGCATGGCTCCCACTTCGGCAAGCAAAATTAATGCGACTTGCTGTTGTTTTGGACTCATGCGCTTGATGCTGGGCTTGACCAATAGTCGAAACCAAAACCGCAGTTGCGCTAGGTTTGCGTCTGCGGCATAAAGCTTTGATATTTGATTCGATTTTCCTGCCTGATAAAACAAATCTGGCTGAGTGAGTAAACATTTCAGAAACAGATCGCGCACTACTCCATGCTCTCTGGGAATGCGCTGAGCAATAGGATAGAGGTACGAGATTACTTCCTCGTACTTCCTCATAATGTTCATTTCTGGATAGCATTCGATAGGGTCTTTTATTGGTTCCACGGGGCTTGCGCCCCTTTAATCAAGAATCAAGAGGTCACAGACGCCGCGAGCCCCGAAGATGCTGCTCGAGGACGAAGGGGCGTCGCCCCAATACGAGCAGCGAGAACCGGCGTACGCGCCCCCGGTCCAGGCGCCCCCCAGGACAACGGCGTTCTCTAATTGGTAAGTTTGACCACGACCACCCGTGTTGGCAGTCCATCCTGCTGCTGCAGTACCTCCACCAAATTCATCGCCCCAGACATACATCACGCCTGATGCTTGAATCAAACCACACTTAGAGGTGTACGCAGCATTAAGAATCGTAGAGCCTTGATCTGAGCCGATAGAAGAAGCTTCCGTAGTGCCATACGCTAATGCGGAAAATTCGCCATAAGTAGGTGGGCGCATGCCGTTAGCGGCTAATACCTCACGTGCAGTCCACCAATTCAGATCGCCATAAGTAGTTGATCCATTACCGCCAAATTGTGTTGGAATTTTTGGTGGGCTTGAACCATCGGCAATTGTGACGTTGTATTTAGAAGCGCCGTTTGCTCCTGGATCAGTATTGAGCAAATAGATCATGGCGCACAAACCTTCGCCTGGATCGGTTGTCATGCCGCGCCAGTCTTTACGACTTGGGCGATAGGTTAAGTCAAACAAAGAGTAAGGATTAAATGCAGGAGTGGTATTACCGCCAGATTGCGCAGTTGCATTACCGCCTGGCGCATAGTGGGCAGATCCAATAAAACGGCTATTGGCAGTGGTGTAGCCAGTAGGTACGGAGAAATTGCTATCGGCACGCAAAGTACCATCAGTACACGCATACACGGCATAGTCATTACCTGCGGTTAAGGATGGCATCACCACACTGGTACCCGAGTTAAAGGACATCAATAGTCCACCGACCTCTACCCATAGCTTTGTTTGAATAGCTAAAGTCGTTGCGGTTGGCGATGTTAATAAGCGCTGACGGGGTACATCCTTTTTAAACACGCCGTACAGTAAAAAATCACCAATCAGCGAATCTCCAGCTTGGAGTTCTTGAATTTGCGTGCCATTGAGCACTAAAGGGTAACGAGCGGTCATTGCTGATCCTTATGAAGTAAGCGATACGTTGATAGTTGATCCACCGCGGTTGCCCACTGGTAGTGTTGATCCATTGATCTGAACAATTTGCGAGATAGATCCGCCGTTTTTCAGAACTGATAATTTGTATGAAGTGATTGAACTCACATAAGCTAATGAGCTATCAACTTGTGCTTTTGTTGCTGCCGCAGCCGCAGCCGAAGCGGAGGCTTCTGTCGCTTTTGTGGTTGCAATACCTGCTTGAGCAGTAGCAATTCCTGCCTGGGTTGAAGCGGTTGCTGCAGAACTTGCTGCGGCAGACTGCGCGGTTTCCGCGTTGGTCTTTGCTAATTGCGCGGCTACTTTTGCAGCTTCAGAGGCAGCCTGTGCAGTTTCGCTATTAGTTTCTGCAGTTTCCGCATTAGCTTTAGCAAGCTCGGCAGCAGTTTGTGCGGTTTGCGCATCAACCTTTGCGGTGTTTGCCAATGTAGCGCTAGCAGCGCTAGCAGTTGCGGATCCACTTGCAGCGGCGGCAGAACTACTTGCCTCCCCTGCTTTAGTTGTCGCGGTTGCGGCAGCAGTGGCGGCAGAGGTTTGACTGGACTGCGCTGCGTTTTTAGATACCAAGGCATCGGCTGCGGCAGTCGTTGATTCTGTGGCTTTGCTAGTGGCTATAGCGGCAGAACTGGCGGCTGCAGTTTGACTTGATTGCGCTGCGTTTTTACTGACTAAGGCTGCAGCTTCACTGGTTGATGCTGCAGCGGCGCTATTACTTGCTGCCAGGGCGCTTGCTGCAGCATTGGCAGCGTTGAGTCCTGAAGCATCACGCGCTGTTTCGGCGCTGTTTTTTGCGACTACGGCAGCGTCTTTTGCGTTATTTGCAGTAATTGCGGATGTTAATGCTGAATTTGCAGAGTTTTGAGCGGCTACAGTGGCAGCATTGACGCTTGCTTGCACCGCATCAAAGGCTGAATCATCTAAGGCGTCGGCGGTCACAATGCCATTGACTAAGGCGCCATCATCTTTTTGGATCAGCGCGAGGTTATCGCGGATCTCATTAATTGAAAGTGCAGCCGCATCGAGCTCAGTATTAATCGCACTGTTGTCGGTGTCGTCGCCTGTGCGGTCTGTAAAGTCTGTTGCGCGGTTATACGCTTGCGGCTGCATAGTTGCTCCTGGTTACGTTACTACTTAGTTTTGTGTTGCAGCTTCTTTTTCAGCTTTAGCGGCAGCAGCCTTTTCAGCTTTAGTCAAAGGCTTTTCTTGGCCTTCTTCTTGAGCAGCTACTTCCGACTTTTGAACTAACTCAGTCAAGCGCAAGCCGTCATCCTCACCAAAGATCTTGGCGATCAATTCAAAGCCGTACTTAGCGCATAAGCGCTCGTACTCGCCTTCAGGCTCTACGGCAATCGTGCGCACTACTTCATTGACAGTGATGTTCTCTTTGCCAAAAAGGTTTTTCAATACAGGGATTTCGTACTCGGGCACTGTGACGGGAGTAATGGTTTGGGCATCACGGCGTACTGTGACGCTATGTAATTCCACATTGATTTTGCTCATATTGTTTTCCTCGATTTTTTATAGGTACTACCAACTCCAAAAAGCCCCCTCTGGGTTTAATCAGAGGGGGTGGAACGAATCGCGATTAAGCGATTGCGAGGACAGCCTGCGCGTTAGAACGGCTCAAAGAGAGCGCCAAACGCAAATTGACCATCGCATACATCGCCAATACGTCGTGTGGACGGATTGGGGTCACGATGTCGATGTCGTCATCGCGTAACTTCAGGTACTTGGTATTGAGGAAGTAGCAGCGCTTCTCCCACTCAACCGCTGGAGTTTCCAAAGCATCTAAATCTTCAAAGGATGGATCCCAGATGATTTCTACGCCTTTGAAATACAAGCCAGTGTTTACGCCAGAGCCCACACCAGCGTCCAAGGTCTTGACGTTTTTCGCGTCAGCCATGTTCGTTACTGTGATTTCTTTGCGGTACGCATCGATAAACTTGCCACCCGCGAGGATGAAGTTCGGGCTGCCACCATGCTTGATTGCTTTACGCCATTGGTATTCCATACGCTGAGCCAAGTTACCTACTGTGCCAGTAGAAATGCCTGTTTCAGCGCTGTTACGCCAATATGTTGCCGATGCACGATCCAAACCACCAACCACGCCAGTTGTCGGAGCAATGGAAACCAATGCGTCCAAACCAGTTACTGCGTCTGTGGAAGCTGCGCCGCTGCGGTGCAATTCAAAGTCCAGTTTCTGCATGAAACCTTCTTTCAAGCTTTCCATTTGCTCATCGAGCAAGTTCAACAATTGAACTTTCTCGTTTTGCTCAAGCTTGTATGCACCACGCTCGCCTTCGCGAACCTTAATACCATTACCGAACAAGCGGTCATAGTCGATATACAAGCCATCGACAGCACGACGCCATGGGAAGGCAGCTTGCTCAGTGGTGTTGCGCTTGTTGAACGTGACAGCAGCTTCGCCGTAAGCCCAGTTAAAGTTCGAGCCGTATGTTTTACGGATGTTTTCTACTACGTTTTGCTTGGCGCCCAAGAAGGTTTTACGGCCTTCCATGAGTTTTTTAAGCAAAGGACGCTCAGTGGCAATCTGATCCACTGGCATGTTACGCAAGTATTCGTCAAGGGAAACCTTGGCTAATTCTTGTAAGTCACTATTTGAAATAGGCATTTTGTCGCTCCGAATTAAAGGTTAAAAAATCAATTACCTTCAACACCGCTGATAGAACGCAACACTATCGGTTTAGATCTTTAGGCTCCGTAGCGATCTCGGATACGCATTACCCATCAATCTTTGCGCTACTGGACGCGACCCCAGCGGTACAGCGACAAATTTCAGTGTGTCAAAAACTGGTTACTTAGCGAATCAACTCAAGAGGCGATCCTTGATTACGCGCATTTCAATTCACTTCGCAGCTAATTTCTGAACTGGTTAAACAATTATCAGAGGGCGTCAAGCCCCCTGAGAATTTTTGTAATGCTTAATTACCTAGTGTGTTCATAAACTGCCCTACGCGCTCAATCGCACTGCCTTTCGATTGCTCAGGTAAAGCAATTGGCTCGGCGGTCATGTACGACTTCAAGGCATTAAGCATTTGCAATTGCTCAGGCGTATAAGCAAGCGCTTGATTGACTTCTTCAGGCCATTGACCGACTGTGTATCCGCGCAACGCAGAGTCTGTTGCATTTTGAATAGCGTCTTGCTCTGGCCTACCCTCATCTAAAGTGGCCTGATAGTCAAGAGCGTGCTCTTTTAAAGCATTTAACTGCTCAGGTGTCCAAGATTTGATAAGACCATCGCGGGTTTTGTTTGCCATGGGATCAACGTGCAGCATTTCGGCAGCAAGATCTTTGGCGCTAAATTGATCTGGCTTGTAGATTTCAATACCTACGCGATCAATTGGCAGTGTGCCTGGGCGAGAAAAGCCACCGCCTGCTAGTGGCCTGCCTGTTTCGCCTATGGGATACGTCTCGGCATACCCTTCACCAGTCCCTAGCACTACCGCAGGGTTGTGCTGCTTTACAAACGGATACGATTTAATCGCTTCATTTAGTAAATCAGTGGGATAAGTGTCGGGTAATGGCATGTTTTCTATGCTTTCCTAAAACGTGGATGGTTGTGCTACTGAGCGAACGAATGACATAAAACCTTTCTGTAAATCGGTTTTAGCAATTGCTAGCCAGCGTTGATCGATACCTACTGTGCCTTCAAGCTGCTCGATCATGAATCCAACGTCCTCCGCTAGATCTTTGATTCGATTGATTGCTTGAATTTCTGTTTGATTAAGCTCTCTGTACCCTTTGATTGCTGTCATGATTAGATCCCCATGGAATCGAGGCGTGACGCTACTCGATCAATTGGTGTTTGTCCTGAAGTGCTTGGTGATCCCAGTGTTGCTGGGCGTGAGCGTAGCGGTTGAGGCTGCGCTGCGGCTGGAGCCTTGGGCACTACGATGTTGTCGTACATCAGCTTTAAGGTATTAACCCATTGATCTGGCTGATATGTAGTCACAAACGCTTGCAAATTGGCAGGGTTCTTAAAGTGCTCGCTAATGGCTTTCAGCTTGATTGGGCTGTCGGCTTCATTGGCACGGGTATTGAGATACGCTTCCATCTGGGTGGCTGCACTTTGTACGGTTTTATTGAATTGCTCTTGATTCTGGGCGCTTTGTTGCTGCGCCTGAGCTACTTGCTGCTTTTCAGCATCTTGCTTACGATATTTAGCAAGCTCTAATGCACGATCTTCCGTGATCTCCATGTTCTCAACGGCTTGCTTGAGGTCATCATGGCCTGCTAATAGATCAACGCCAGGGGCTTTTACGCCTAAGCGCTGGGCTAAGACGGCACGCTGCTGCTCTACCATTTCAAAAGCGACGCGCAAATCCTTCTCATCGCCTGAATTCATCAACCGACCAAACTCTAGCGTCTGCGCAAACTCTTCTGGGCTCATCTTGGTGTCGGTAATTAGCGCTTTAAATTCGTTAATGTCGGACTCTAATTGCTTGCGCTCACTAAAGACTTGGCGAATACGCTCCTTGCCGCGATCTGATTTAACGCCATCGAGTAATTCGGCTTCTTCTTGCTCAGGTGTCTTTGGTTCTGCTGGAGGTGCTGGAGGCGCTGCGGGATCGACTGTGCCTGCTGGTGGATCTTGTTCGTCTGCTGGTGGTGTTGTAGCTGCTGGATCTGCTGGCGGAGTATCGCCTGACATTTCGTCAAGCAAGGCCTTCATCTTCGATGAGGCGGGCTTATCCGTTGGCAGATCATCATTACTGGTATCGACTAAGGCATCGGCAGCGGCCTCTAAATTGCTATTGGCTTGGCTGCCTGTATCTTCGCCTGTATTAGGCAAAGTGTTTTCTACTGTAGATGAGTCTGCTGGCGCGTTATTTGTAACGTCTGGTGTATTGCTGTCCTCTAGTTGCATAGCTGTCCTTTTAGTTTTTTAGGGTTTACTGCGGTTGTGCTGCATTGATTGCTTGCGGGTTCTGTGGCGGGATACCTATTCCTGTATTTGCGCCTGGCAGTCCTGGGATACCTGGTGGCATTGCTGGCGCTGAAGGAATAAATTGCTCAACGTCTAAACGCTCATCAAAACGCTTAATCGTTTCTTTAAGCAAGTTAATGACTGGCTCGGCATCCATGCCTTGCGCTTTCAATTGAATAATTGATTGCACTTGGCCTTGAATAATCGGCAATAGCTTGCCCCAGGACTCTTGCTGCTCTAGCTTGTCGGGTGCGCCTGTGGTGCCTGCCCGAATCGTCATTTCGATCATGTCAAACACTTGATCTTTAGATAATTGAGGCCAATCAAAACGGGGCACTTCCACTTCTACTGGCAGGCCATTAATCATCTGCACTTCTTTGTCGGGTGCGCCCATAATGCGCTCGACCTGAGCAGGCGTCATTTCTTGCAACAAGGTTTGCGCGGCGTACTGGGCAATCTCTTGCAGCCAATCTTCCACCTGATCTCTGAACTCAGATACGCGCCCAGAAAGACTTTGATTGAGAATATTGGCCTCAGTTGCGGTCTTAGGTTTTACGACTGTGGAACGGGCAGCATCTTGTAAGCCTGTGACTTGCTCCCAGTCATAACGCACTGCGCTAGTGTCATAGACTTGTGGATCAATCTTGGGGTGATTACGCTCAGTAATAAATTGCTGCAGCGGCTTGCCTTCGGTATCGACAATCGTGATCTCGCCCAGTTTGGAGTCTTGATAACGATGAATCGACTTCTCGCTGATTTCGCCACTGGCAATCCAGCCAGGCAAGCACAATTCGCGGTGTTCGTTAAAGCGATCACGGGCTAAATTGTGTTCAGCCTGCAATCGCTCGGTCAGATCCACTAAGCTTGGGGCTACGAATTGACCATCTACCACCTGATAAGGCAATAAAAAGAATGGGAACCAACGCTCACCGACTTTGTTTGGAGAGTACGGATCACGCAACCAGTAATCGCAACCCTCTGCCATGGTGTAAACACGCTGGGTATTCTTATCCCAGATCTCTAAAATGGCAATTTGCTTATCTTCTTCTAGGTTTGCTGCGCCTGTAGCAATACGGCCTTCTTTGGGACGCATCTGCTGATCGACTGAATCCTCATACGACTTGGCTTTATCTAGCTTGATGTTGTACGTCGCTTCTGCAGTAGATCGCTTCATCGGCACAATCTGGCAAATCCAATCCGCATCGGCATAGTCCCAGAACTCGCACACTGATGGATCGATCAAAAGGTTATCGGTTAAAACGCGATCTACGACTAAGCCTTCGGCAGCCACGACTTCGACTTGCTCTTTGAGAGAAGCCATGAGTTGCTGCAATTCTTCCTTCTTAGCATCTAAATCCCCGCATTGCTCTGGATCTTCAATAGTAGAAATGAGGCGTTCGATCTCTAAAATGTTGTCTTGGGTATCGTTGATACGGGACAAAATAATCGGGTCTTGGTGAATATCACGCTGATACATCACTTTGACAGCGCCAAAACTGGAGGTCAATGCGCTACGTACTGTGGCCTTGGCTCGGGATTTGAGTTTGGCATCATCTAAAGCACGATTGGTGACTGTTTCAATCGTCTTGCAAAAGAGGCGTAGATTATCTGCGCGGTACGTCGGAATGGCGCTAATCTCAGGATTGCGAGCGTAAATGTTCGGCAATACCGCAGAAATGGTGCCTTGAATCAGGTTGGCACGATGTTGGTAGAACTCTTTTTCCTTGGGATCTGCATCCCAATTAAAGCCCGCTACCAAATTGCGATTGTGGCGCACGCGCTTATGAAATTTATCCCAGTGTTTGCGTGCATGCGATATACGCTGTGACCACTTCTTCGCTAAAGGATCAACCTCGGGTTGATCTTTGAATTTCGGTGAATGGGGCTTATCGAGCTCTGGTTGGCTGGGTGGCTGGTTCACTAGCATGCGCTATACCTTCATAGTAAAAGTTTCGTTTTCATACTTGTACGATGGTTCTAAGTCATCGGTGGATTTTTGTTCTTCCTCTGGCGCTCTACGTACTTGCAAGAGTGCGTAACGGGTTTCATCCCAGGCGTGATCTTCTAAATTGGAATTGACATCCTCGGGATTGTTTTCATCGGGCATCAGTGCGGGTACTGTGCGGATCCAATGCTTGCAAGTGGAAAAGACTTTGAGTTTTCCGCTCTTGAGCATTTCCACGATAAGCTGCGCACCATTGACGCGGCTGCGGTTGCCTTTATAGGCTTCTATCCACTTCACGCCGTTTTCTCGAAAGATCTTGCCAATCGACTTGGAACTACCGATCTCTGCAAAGATCGCTGAGTCGGCGGGGTTCATGCGGTATTCGTATCCTAGGCGCTCATCGTGCTCTTCAATCTTTTTGATCTTGGCAGCTACTGCACTAGCCTGTTCTCGGCTGCCTACGTTCGGTTTGCCGCCCCATCCGTAGAGCTCGCGCCAAATGTAGTGCGTGCCGTCTTGATCCATGGCGTACCAATGCACTGAATACGGCTTAGCAAATCCCCAGTCCATTGCCCGCCATACCTTCCAGCTTGACGGAATCGGAAATGGATCGACTACATGCACATCAGGATCCCATACGCCCTCTAAGAATGATCCGACAACAGCATCCCAATCGCCTTTTTCAAAAGCCTTGACTAAAGCGGCATTACCCAATCCCCTGATTCGATTGCGATAGCTTGGATCGTCTAAAGCCATCGTGGGGTTATCGTCTAGCGTTGCAGGAATGTATTGGCGCAGCATGCCGCCCTCTTCTTCTGGCATTTGGCGGATCTTCATTGGCACTGCTTTTTCGTCGCCATCCATAACGAATGTCGATTTGACCCAACCATGCCCAATGTTGCCTGGGTTAGATCCACACAAGATCCTCGGAAAGCAGCCCTTAAATTGCTCTGGCACCTCTATAGAAGTCATACGCACGCGAGTCCGTAAAAAGCGATAGATCGTGTCCGTAAATAGGGTGAGCTCATCGATCAAGAGCACGTGGATCTCAGCACCTTGGTACTTGAAGCGGTGTTTCTCATGCTCACAATGGCATAAATAGATCTTGGAGCCATTCCAAAAACGAATCTCCGCTTCCACAATCTTTGCCCAGCCTTGTTGCTCCCAAGAAGATAGGAGCGATCTAAAGCCTTTACTGCCTTCAATATGGTTTTTAATTAAGTCATCGTAAGTACGGCGGAATAGATAGACTTGCAAGCCTGGTATCAATGAGCACCACAAGATTGCGGCAACCCGCATAAAAAAGGATTTACCGCCGCCTGCAGCGCCACCATACAGAATCTCAGTAGCCTTACTCTCATAGGCTGCTGTTTGCTTTGGGTGCAGCGTGATCTCTAAACTCATTTATTGAGCGTTAAATTGAGAATCGGTGCGTTTTGTGGCAAGTCCTTCCCATCTTTACCAGTAACTTCTGTCTTATCGGTAAATAGCTTGAGGTGTTTGCCTAGCAACTCTGAACCCTTGAGCACTGCGCTAGGATCAAAAGCGTACATAGGTACGATGGTTTGCTCGTTCTCGTTAAACACTAAGACGGGTTTGCCTGCTTTATCGAGTACGGGTTTGGCTTGTCGGCAGCGCTCAATCGTATCGACAATAGTATTTAAAACATAATCGGACGTAATTTCTAAGCGCTCTGCACGTTGGCTCATACGCTCTTGGATAAGTTTCTGAACACTAACATTCGCTAACAGTCTTGATCCCTGCTCATTGGCAGTTTTAGCGCTATACCCTGCACGAATAGCCGCCTGGGTTGCGTTCAAATCGACCAGATACTCAGCAACAAACGTTTCCTGTTTGATGGTTAGCTTAGGTTGAGCCTGCTCCTTAGTCATTACTTACCCCATCGGTTAAATCTTGGTAATTGCCAGTTCGGATAAAGTTAATTAACCGATTAGCCCAGACTCTGCCCTCTAAGGTTGATTGATTCTGAAAGGCATATTCCATTTCTCTAGCCAATATCTCTAAAGTCATGTTCCGCTTCATTTGATCTAAATTAGGTTTTGGCTCAGGCTTGATGCGGTATTGCATTTCTGGATACCAGTCTGGATATGCTTCATCTACCCATATTCCATGCGACTCATATTCAATCTCAGCACCATCAGCCCATGCCTTAATTAGTTCTGCGTGTTTGTGTGGTTTCATTGCATACCCTCCAGGCCAAAGTGCTCTTTAAGCGCTTTCACAAATTGCATTTGCTTGTGCTTACCCAGAATCGTGACGCCGCTCTCTTTCAATTGCACTGCCTCGCAGACTTTGGCGCATTCCACCACAGTAAAGAGCACTGCATTGCGCATTGCTGTAGCTAAACCAGCCTCTTCATTGGCAACTTCTTCTGGAATGGCATCCATTGCCAGATCTACAATCTCTTTCCATTTATCGTTCATAGCAACTCCACTTTCACTTGTCCTTTAATTTCTGTTGAGAATTCCCAGGTGCACTTAAAGCGCCTGTCATTGACCTTGAGAGCGTCGGCTAAACCATCTAACCCAGCCTTCATGGAGGCAATCATGTTGTCGTCGTCACGATGGCGTCGATCTGGCGGAAAAAAGGATACCCTCAAGAAAATGGGTTCTTCTCCTGTTGTTGATACCTTTATCTTCGCCTCTAATGCAAGCGCCCAGGATATTTGTCTATAGCTTTTCTTGGCCTTCGCTACCTTGCTCCAATGCAATCTGGCATTAGGGCTAAGCTCTTTTGGAGGCCACGGCAAAATTACTCCTGGCATAGCTCAGCAATCCGCATAGCCAATGTTTTTGCATCGGGATCACGCCATTTGTAAAACTCAATGACTGTTAATAAATGGGGTTGCAGCACTACGCCATCCCTGGGGTTTTTGCCAAACTGCACAGAGATCCTTTGAAAGTGATCGATCTTGCTAGTCGTATGGTGTTTGACAACAATCCCAATAGATCCCGTTGGCGTTGATACCTTAGAGCCAATCGGAATATCCTCCATGTCCAATATGCGTTTCATTGTTGATAAGCTTCCATGCGTGATTGCACCTTTTCAAGTAGATCCAACTGGTTTGCGAATTTACGTTCCCAGGCTTTAGTGCCCAGCGTGTGTATGCCTTCTGCGCCTCGATGGTGGTTCAGGCAAAGCGGAATGAGTGTCTTGTAGTCTTGCTTACCCCAACCGCCTTTGCGCAAGTGATGGAGCTCTACGTAGCCTCCTTCATGCGCTCCATGCTCTATCTCGCAGATGACGCAGCACATTTGCGCTACGCGATCTTTCCAGGCGCGTTCTGCTTTTGTCATGCGAACTCCATTACGCGATCTGCCCAGGCTTGCAATTCATCCTCAGTCATCTTGCGATGGGGAATGATCTTGTTTACGATGGTCGTTAAAGTCTTTTGGTAGAGCTCATTAAATTCACCCTCAGTCATCTTTGACCATTGCAGGCTTTTGGGCTCCATGCGCACTTCCCCGCGCACGTTAAATACAGGGTCGTAGTAACCAGAGAGCACAGTTAGGTCTTTACGGAATCGATCAAAGCTGGGCTCAATCTCGACGCCTTTGTAATTGACGTTAGGCATCGTGTCAGTCCATAAATCAAATGCCACTTTGACCAGCGCCCACCACTTGCGGAAAAATTTGCCGTTACGCATTTCTTTTATGTCGCAGCGGATAATCGACCCCGCTTTAAAGCGCTTGAATGCTTCGGCTTCTTGATCCATGGGAATGAATGAGCCCGACATTGTTTTAGTCAAAAAGACTTCCATTACTCCCACCCCCCTTCATACCATCCAGGATTGCTTGTCGGCTCGGTGCATCGCGTGTCCTCGCAATCGCGGCTAACATAGCTTCCTGATGGATTCTTGATGGCCTGGCAGAGGCCACGGCTCGTACACAACATGCCAAACATTGGAATTGGTAAACCCCACTCACAGGCCGTTGTTTCGCAGACTCGCATGATTTGCATATCAAGCCGCCACCTTTAATGAACCCGTAAAAGATCGGATCTTGGCAATCGCTTCTTGCTTTTCTTGCTCCGTCACCCGCAACTCTTCTTTCGTTGGTTGCTTCGTAATGATGGAATGCGGCTTATCGGGAATGCGTGGCGCCTGGGTGCACAGCTCACGAAAAGCCAATGCTGAAGGCACAAATGAGGTGTTCATGCTGCGCAGTGCAAAATCAATCGTTGGCCTGTAGGTGGCATAGCGCCCCAAGATCTCGCCCCAAGTCTGGCGCACCAGGGAAAGATCAACGCTCTCCCAATGACGGGTAAATGACGCGCCGTAGATGGCTCCCATCTTGCCAAAAATGTAATCAAGCCCTTGATCTGGTGTGCAGAAATCAGATTGTGAGTAAGCCAGCATTGTTGCCCCCCATGAGTCCACGTGTTAATCCTGAAAGCACCGCCTTGCTCTTGTCGGTAGCGGTCTTTTTCTCTTCGATCCATTCGGCCTTAAAGCCTGTCCAGCCACGCATGACGCAAAGCTCTAAGGCTGCTTGCAAAGTAATGTTGGCTTTACGGGCTTCGCTCTCAATGCCCTTGAGTGCGGTTGCTGAGATTGGCGCCTTCTTGCTTTTACGATGAGCAACAAAGTCCTTCCAAACACTTTCATCGACACCGCTAGGTGGCGTAATGTTTTTAGTTTTTATTTGGTTATTGGTTAATGGTTCTTGGTTCTTGGTTGGTTCAACACTTGTTGAACGGGTGTTCGATTTTGTTCGAGCAGCCGCAGAAGCTTTACCAGCCTGGGACTTCTTGGTTTGAATGCCTTGATATTTGGCAATTTCTTCGTCAATACGTTTGTTATGCCAACATCCATCATCTTGCAATTCAAAGAATTCATCGAGAATGATCTGCACTACCTCAACAGTGGACTTGACGCGTCTAGCAAGTGTTGAACACTCGCTCAACGGCTGTTCATTCATGTAGTAAAGATCAATCATTCTGCGATAAGCAAGATCTTCCTCATTGGTCAAATGGCTTGTATGGCTGATGTAATCGCCAATATGAAATGGGTAGAAATTCATAGAAGGTTCAATTGACCCTTGGCTAAAGTGATTGGGTGAATGGCCTTGCCTGTAATGGTGCAAGTGCGCAAATGGGAATGGCGGAATAAGCGACCTGAAGCGATCAACTCATTCACTCTGGGGGAGATAGTGGATTTCTCAATGCGGTAATCGTGGATGTTGTAGAACTCATCCTGGATCTCTGCCATGCTGATACCGCCAGCGTCGATGCAGCAATACATTTCCACAATGTCGTAAATCTTGTCGGCTACCGTTTTTTTCTGGTAGTTGGACAGTGAACGGTGCGAGAGGATCGACGATTCTTGTTGATTAATCAGCATAAGAACTCCTTTGAGTAAAAGGGATTACTTGGATTTGGTGGATTTGCTGGGCTTGCGATACAGATCAGGACGCAATTGCTCGCGGGGAATGCCTGAAATCTGCTCGACTTTGAGAACCTGATCGGATGGAATGCGTCCTCTGGTTTGCCACATACTGATCGTGGAAGGGCTAATAGATAAAGCCTTGGCAAGGGCTCCGCGGCTTCCTAATGCTTTCCAAGCTAACTCTAAACCTTGCATTTTGTGAAATCCTTATTTTGCGTTTTGTGAAACTATACCCCAAACTTCACAAAAAGCAAAATATTTATTTATCTTTTTTATTTGCCCTTGAAATTCACGACTTGTGAACCCATAATGAAAGGTATGGAGACACTAGGACAACGGATCCGCGCACTTAGAAAGGCGCGCGGCCTTTCGCAGCAACAACTAGGGGACTCTCTGGGTTGGGGAGATACGCGCCTGTCTATGTATGAGCGCGATCAACGCACTCCAAAAATTCATCAGCTAAGAGAATTGGCTAAAGAGTTAGGATGCACTTTGGAAGATCTAATCAGTGAAGAGCAGATTATTGATAACGGCAAACATATCCTCCATGAAACTAGCGTTCCACTTATCTCTTGGGTGAAGGCGGGCACGTGGTCTTTAGTAGAAGATCACTTCTACCCTGGTGAGGCTGATGAATGGGTGCCAACGCAGTTAAAGTCTGTATCCAAGCATGCGTTTGCTTTGCGCGTTGAAGGAGATAGCATGACCGCGGTATCTGGAATGAGCTTCCCAGAGGGTTGCAAGATTGTTGTAGATCCTGAGCGCGTAGCCAAATCGGGCTATTATGTAGTGGCAAAAGATATATCCACCCAGAAAGCCACTTTCAAAAAATTAACTACCGATGGCAATCGCTGGTATCTCAAGCCGCTAAACCCCGCTTATCAAGCGATTGAAATCGACGATCCTGCAATGCGCGTCATTGGCGTTGCCGTTGAATGGGTGATGAACGGCAAACTTTAAGCCCTTTCACTCCCCCATAAACCCCGCTTCGGCGGGTTTTTTTTTCGTCTATTTCCTCAATTAAGGGAAATCCCTAGAAAAATATCTTTCTTTTTTGTGGAATTTCTATTGCATAACTTCACAAAACGTCTATACTAACTATTCACAAATTGTGGATTTTGTTAAATACAAGGACAGTGATGGAACGCAAAACAAATACCAAACCCTTTCAGATACAGCGCTGGATGGTCATTTGCTTAATCCCTTTGGCATACCTCATTGGCTATGCCAGTGCAGAAGATGAGCGCATCGAAAAAATCGAGCGTTTAGAGCAAACCAACAAACAACTTATCAAATTAGTCAGGAGCAAATATGGCGCTGCTATCTAAGGCTTGGCACTTCTACAAAGACGTGCTCTTTTTTAAATCCTTGGGATACCCCCTTGGTATTGCAATACATAAAGCAAAACTCACGCTTTATTGATCTACGGAAATGGTGGGGCGACGCGATGGTAACAAGGCAACGACGAGGTCTAGTGCCCTTGGCAAGCAAACCCCACCAATCCACCAAAACATAAGGACAAAACTATGAACGCATTAAGTAAACATGAGGCGGCTGCACTACCCGCCTTACAAATGAATGAAGCAGAGCTGGTGAAGGTTTTGCAATCTAGCCTTTACCCAGGGGCAGCGCTTGAGTCCATCAAGATGGTTCTTGGATATTGCAAAGCCTCTGGCTTAGATCCAATGCAAAAGCCAGTGCATATCGTCCCCATGTGGGATGGCAAAGCAGGCACCATGCGTGATGTAGTTATGCCTGGAATTGGCATGTACCGCATTCAGGCATCGCGCTCCAATGTCTATGCTGGCATTACTGAGCCTGAGTTTGGCGATGACGTTACCGAAAACATTGGTGGCGTATCAGTGACTTATCCAAAGTCTTGCCGCGTGATTGTCAAGCGCCTATTACCTAACGGCACGATTGCTGAGTTTGCATCTGTAGAGCGCTGGAAAGAAAACTACGCCGCTAAAGGTGGCAAAGATAAGAGCGTGGCTCCCAATGCAATGTGGGCAAAGCGCCCGTATGCGCAGCTTGCTAAGTGTGCCCAGGCACAAGCCCTGCGTATGGCCTTTCCTGAAATTGGTGCGTCCCCTACTGCTGAAGAGATCGAAGGCAAAACACTCGATGAAGATTTTATCGAAATGGAAAGCCCAAAGGTTGTTGAGAAAAAAGTTTATACCGACGCAGAGTTTGATGAGAAGAGCGCAGCTTGGCAGCAAGTCGTAACCAATGGCACAAAGCGTCCAGATGACCTGATTGCCTTTATCGAATCCAAAACAAACACACTTACCGAAGCTCAAAAACTCACTATTCGTGGATGGGAGATAGTAAATGCAAACGCATAATTTAGTTCAGGGATCTGCCGAGTGGCACGCTTACCGCGCCTCTCATTTCAACGCCAGCGACGCGCCAGCAATGCTGGGTGAATCCAAATATAAAACCCGTAACCAGCTTTTAGATGAGCTCTCATCTGGCATTAGCAAAGAAATTAATCAACGCCTTGCTGATGATGGTCATCGATTTGAAGCCCTGGCACGCCCATTGGCAGAAGAAATTATTGGTGAAGAGCTCTATCCAGTTGTAGGTTCTGATGGCATCTACTCAGCATCTTTTGACGGCCTCACCATGGCGGAAGATATTGCCTTTGAGCACAAGTCTTTGAATGACGATATTCGATCTACCAGCAAAGCTTCTGAGTTGCATATTCAATACCGCATTCAGATGGAGCAGCAGCTCATGGTAGCCAAGGCCAAGAAGAATCTATTTTTGGCAACCAAGTGGGATCAAAACGATGTATTGATTGATTCAAAACACTTTTGGTATGAAAGCGATCCCGCTCTACGTCAGCGCATTATTGACGGCTGGGCACAGTTTGAGAAAGATCTAGCAAACCATAAGCCGCGCATTGTAGAAAAGGTGCAGGCGGAAGTAATTAAAGACTTCCCTGTAGCGGTGGTGCAAGCCAAGGGTGAGATCATCCTCAGCAATCTCAATGAGGTGTTTCCTAAGTTTGACGCATTCTTAGCCAGCGTCAATACCAGCCTGGTAACGGACGATGATTTTGCCAATGGCGAAGCCACTGCCAAATTTAGCCGAGATACCGCAAAAAAACTCAAGCTTGCCGCAGAGCAAACCATTGACCAGATTGCCAGCGTAAGCGAAGTCGTTAGAGGCCTGGAGCAATATGCGGCAGCTTTTGATAAGGTGGGGCTAACACTTGAAAAAGCGGTAAAGGATCAAAAAGAAATCCTCAAAACTCAAATCATTAGCGCTGCAATTACCGCTTATGACGTCCACATGAAATCCTTGGACGCCGAGCTAGGGAATACCCCGTTGCCACGCACTAGCTCACAGTTTGCAGCAGTAATTAAAGGTAAGCGAACCCTGGATTCCATTCGCAATGCAGTAGATACAGAACTTGCCGCCTGCAAGATGACGGCAGACGCATTGGCTAGAGATTACAGAGCCAAAAGATCTTGGGTCAAAGAGCACTCCGCTGATTACGATTTTTTACTACATGATTTGCGCGACATTATTGCCAAGCCAATGGAGGATTTTCAGAATGTGGTGAATAACCGCATCACTGAATTTAAAGCCACTGAAAGTGCCCGCTTACAAGACGAAGAGATCCGAAAACTAAAAGAAATTGCTGAAAAGCAGAAGGCAATTAGCACTTCAGCGGTATCTAGTTTAAGTAGTGCTAATGCTGCACCACCTAATGCTGGAGCCGAGCTCAATGCAATGGTAGCAGATGGGAATATCCCAAATTACGGACGCAGGCCATCTAGCGGGGAAATCATTTCTGTATTGGCAAAGCATTTCAGAGCGCCAGCAGCCGAAGTTATCAATTGGCTATGTGAAATGGATTTAACAGAGCCAGCTTAATCAACGGGGCAAAAGTGGAGTCAGAGAGCTTTATCACGGAAAAGCTTTTTGATAGTGAAGCAAGTAGCCCCACCCTATTTTTAATAAAGGAAATCATGAGAGCTTCAGAACCATTGGCAAAAATTCATAAACCGCTGCGCTACATATTGGAGCATACAGATGGTCGAGTGCACCGCACTGCCAAATTATTAGCAAAACAAGGGCAGGGACGTGTATTGAACATCATTGCATTAAACCTTTACAAGCAATTGACCAAATGAGCAATACCAAATTAACCAATCCCAAAGATATTGTCGGGACACGCAAGGCTCCTATGTCCACGATTCCAGGCAATGTCTTGGCTGAAATCGGCGTAGCTATGCTGGAGGGCGCCTGTAAATATGGTCGCCACAATTACCGCGTGGCTGGGGTTAGAGCCTCGGTTTATTACGATGGCGTTAATCGCCATATAACGGCCTGGTGGGAAGGTGAAGATTACGATCCAGATAGCGGTCTATCTCATATCACTAAAGCAATCACGTCGCTTGTGGTGCTGCGCGATGCCATGATTCAAGGCAAATGCACTGATGATCGCCCGCCCAGATCTAAAGAGTTTTATGCCGAACTCAATCAAAAGGCCTCAGAAATTATCGACAAATATTCAGAAATGAACCCTCGCCACTACACCATTGAGGACTCAGAGAATATATGACTAATGCAGCAATGAAATGCCCTAAGTGCGAGTCACCATCTAATCGCTTGCTCAGGGTACAGAACCATCGGCACTACAACTATTTACGTCGCAGGCGTGAGTGCCAGTCTTGTAGTTATAAGTGGAGCACGCTAGAGATCGTGGAAAAAGAATTGGTAATCGAGGTACAGGATCAATGAGTCAAACCAGGCTAGGCTCATTCATCGAGGCGTGGATCAATGTATTCATTGGCTTTTGGATTAATTACGTTGCCAATTTGTTGATATTTCCCCTCTTTGGTTTTCATATCAGCCTGGAGGCCAATTTTGTAATGGGCTTGCTTTACACAGTAATTAGCGTTGCCAGATCGTATTGCATACGTCGCTGGTTTAACGCCCGCATTCACGCAGTAGCAGAAAAACTCAGTCAATAAGGAAAGGTCATGGTTAAAACTTATCCAGTTAATTGCAGCGCTTGTAGCAAAGAATATTTAAGAACTCGCAAACAAGTGAATGCGGTTATTAAACGCAGTGGGAAATGGACTTGCAAGACTTGCGCAGTAGTTTTGAAAAATAAAGGATTAGCCAAAGAAATAGGATCAACAAGAATACATAACAGGACTGGATATGTTCTAGAAAAAACTGAAAGCGGGTGGATAAGACAACATATTTATGTAATGGAAAAGCATATCGGAAGAAAGATTAAATCTGATGAAGCAGTGCATCACATTAACTTTATTAAGACAGATAACGATTTAAATAACTTAATGCTTATGAATCATGGTGAACATACAGCGTTACACAACATAGAAAGAGCAAAAAATGGCATCCGTAAATAAAACCATCATCGTGGGTAACGTAGGACGTGACCCAGAAACGCGTTATATGCCTAGCGGCGACGCAGTAACCAATATCTCAGTAGCTACTACAGATCGCTACAAAGATAAGCAAACTGGCGACATGAGGGAAAACACTGAATGGCATCGCATCGCCTTCTTTGGCAAGCTTGCTGAGATCGTTGGTCAATATATTAAAAAGGGTTCACAAATCTACGTAGAAGGTCGCCTGCGTACCCGCAAATGGACGGACGCCAGCGGCGTTGAGAAGTATTCGACTGAGATTGTTGCTGAATCTATGCAAATGCTTGGTGGTAAACCATCTGGCGGAGCTGAAGTACCAGAGGGCTATAGCAAGGCGCAGCACACGCCAGCATCAGAGGGCGGCCTTGGTGCAATGGACGACGACATTCCGTTCTGACATGACTAAAGGCCAAAAGAATTACCAACGTAAACCCCATGCTCAATCACCAGGAAACTTTGTGGCTGTGGGAGTCAATTATCTTGCTTGGCGGTTTACTCCTGGGAGCTTACCTGGGCTCCCTAATCTACTCCCTGTTTTGTGCTCTATTGGAGATAAGCAATGAGTGAGCTATGGACAATTGAGGATATTGCCTCATTCTTAAAAAAATCACGTACTACTGTCTATGCCAGGGTCGTGACTATTCCCGACTTTCCTAAAGCAATCCGACTGCCTTCTGCTGGAGGCAAGCGATTGCACCCACTATGGAAGGCTGAGGAAATTTTTAAATGGGTGGAGAAATACCAAAAATGACTACCTTTACAAGCGAGGATAGAGAGGCAGCGCAAAAACAAATGAATGCAAAAGATCTTGCAGAAAAGTCTTTTATGGATCTATGGAATTCTTACACTTCAAAAAAGATGGAGTGCGAGGATTTGCAGGATAAGCTACGACAGCTACAAGCTGAAAATAAAAAATTAAAAGATTTTGTTAGGCCTATATTAGCCAGTGGTGATGATTGTGTCGGCAATTGGGATGGTGGCGAATTACAAGACTTGGCGGCTAAATCAGGGCTTTATGTTGAAAAGACTATGACTGAACCTTGCAACCTAGGGAAAGAAGAATTTGTCGGCTGTCCTTGTAGAGAATATTGCTATGGGGATGAATCATGGGAATGCTATCGAATTGCGGATTTTCTATTAGAGAATGAGAAATAATGCCTCTTGTATTGCTGGTATTATTCTTTACATTGATAAATCTTGGTAGCTTCCTTTGGTTTTTAAGTAATTAAAAGACACTCCAGAGCAATTAAAAAAGCACTCACATATTCCCCACACATACCCCGTAAAGCTTGATATATCAAGGGTAAAAAGTCCCTTCCTGGGCACCACTAAATACCCCGTTTTAAACCCCTAAACCCCGTACTTATAAGCTTTTTGGCTCTATATGACGGGGTTTTTTGACATTCCCGCTAACCCTTTATTTGTCTTGATTTGTCCCGTTTTAGTCGTTAAGATCCCACATATTCCACGCACCAATCCCACACGGAGGATTCATGGCAAGCATTAAGAAATTTGGCAATAACTGGCGGGCTGAGATTTATAAGACAGTGCAAGGCGTGGTGCACCGCCCCACTGCAGTATTCAAGACTAAAGCTGAAGCGCAGGCCTGGGCAGCGCAAACTGAGGCAGAAATTCTCTCAGGGCAAAAAGGTCAAGTGAAGGCCGTTACGTTTGGCAAGCTACTGGAGCGGTATGCACTAGAGGAATCGCCAAAACATAAGGGTGAGATTTGGGAGAAAAGACTTATCAAGCGCCTGGCAGCATTGCCGATTTACTCAGTCAAACTTGCCAATCTGACGGCAGATGATTTTGCCAAGTGGCGCAATAGCAGATTAAAGAAAGTGGCAGAAAGCACAGTGCGTCGGGAATGGATCTTGCTATCGGCAGCAATCAATGTAGCGATTAAAGAATGGAAGTGGCTTACCAAAAGTCCTTTGGATGGGGTTAAACGCCCAAAAGATTCGCCGCCGCGGGATAGATTATTTTCAGAGCAAGATATTGCCTTGCTGACGCACACCCTGGGGGTAGATGGCATTCCCAAAACAGTCACCGCCAGAGTGGGCTATGCCATGCTCTTTGCAATTGAAACGGGAATGCGGTCTGGCGAAATTGTGCGCCTGGAGTGGAAAAATATTAAAGGCAGTGTTGCCAATATTAAGGATGGGAAAACAGCCAGCGCTAAGCGGCAAGTGCCCTTAACTCCAGAAGCTTTGAGAATATTAAGCCTGCTGCCAAAAGAGGCAGATACTTGCTTCAATATTACCGATGACCAAAGGGACGCGCTTTTTGGTAAGGCCAAACGTAAGGCGGGAATCACTGGCCTACATTTTCACGATACACGGGCAAATGCTTGCACTAAATTGGCTAAACAAATAGACATATTGTCTTTAGCCAAAATGATTGGGCATAAGAACATTAATCAATTGCAAGTCTATTACCGAGATAGCGCAGAAGATATTGCTAAGCGCCTAGCCACTTCATAACTTTAGAAAAAAAGATAGGTGCTCTCTGTAGAAACACTGTGACTTTTAAGCAACAGAGTAATTTGGTGTGAATAGCGTTACACCTTAATCTTCTCGCCACGCCACCAAACATGCTCATCATCGATTACTTCGCATAACTCTGGCGGCATCAGCTTGCCATCTTTGATGGTGCCCACGGCAAATCCCTGACGCCAGTTGCGCGGGTTATCTTCCATGTACCCAAATTGACTGCCCCAGGGATCCGCTAGGGTTCCCGTATCAACACCATAACGCGTGCCGTTATAGTCCGACCACCGACTCATGCCGAGGGCATGCAGATGGCCTGTAAAAAATGACGTGCCGCCCTTGAGAATATTGTTGTACGTTGCGTGCACGCCGTTGTGCCAGCGGTGCTTTACCATCACGTCCTCATTAATCATGAGCGACCAGCAAGACTTCCAGCCTGGCAGATGATCGTCTAGGGTAAAGCCTTTGACGCCTTCATATTGAGGTACGAATCCAGAGAGTTTGGAATCAAAACGCACGCAATGGTTTCCGATGGTGCGCACGAACTTAGTATTGCCACCTTTGCAGGCCTTCTCAAGCTCGCCTAAGCGCTCCTGAACGGCCTCAAGCTCTTGCTGGACAGTTGGTCTAGCCTCATATCCAATCCTAGCGTGAGAGCTAATTGAGGTGCCATCTAGTATGTCGCCGTTGGCAATCAGCATGCGTGGTTTGATTGTAGGTAGTAGCTTGCACAGTGCACGATGGGCAGTGCTGATTAATCCTGGGAAATAGTGGGCGTCTGAGAACACGACGAATACACCATCGCTCATTTCTACCTTAATCCTGACTTTATCTTCAGGGATCGTCATCTTGTATTGAGCGTTTCCGTGGGTGGCTGGGAGCGTAATTCCATACTTAGATTGAATCTGCACCCTGCGGCTATTGACTCCCCTAAGATCCATTCCTAAGTGCCTAGATACCTTAGCAGCAGATTTCAATTCCATCCACACCTTGATGAATTGATCGTCAGAATACTTGTGCGGCTTTGTCATATTTACCCTAGTTTTTTAATCCAATAACAAGCACCTGGGAGTCCCCAGGGTTTGCTCGGCTTATACATACGAAAGCCATTGGCAATTAAGTTGTTTGCCGATGGGCAGTTATCAGTGGTGTCCGTAACTAAATGCGTCCACCCTTGTTTTTTGGCATAACGCACGCGCACTTGAATGAGTCGGCGATGTAGTCCAAGGCCGCGGTAATCCCACTTGACCCCCGCCCTGCACATGTAGCCCGTCTTACGCCAGGAAGAGGAAGTATTGACACCACAAAAGCCAATGGGTTTCTTGCCGTCATACGCAATCCACCAGGCGCCAGAATCAAACTCAATAAGCTCATCTAGGCGGAAGAATTCGCTATGCAGTTGCTTAAGAATGCCTCTAATTTCTTCTTTGGAAATATCAACGGATTTAATTTTTAAATGGGTTGATCTCATGTCGTCACTTTCGCCCTGAGAGGTGCTTCATTTTTTGCGCTAACTCATAATCCTCACGGCAGGCGGCATCACAAAATCGCCCTTTATCAATATGCTCTTCGCAAGATAGGCAATGCCCTGTAAATTGAATCGGCTTGTTTTGAGCTCTTGCCGCTTTGATGGCAAGCTCTCGATCCAACATTTCTTTATCGGTGGCTTGGTCGTATATATCAGTCATTGGCTGCCTTAATTGCTTCAATCTGCCCTGCTAATTCAAGGTACTTTCGGTGGTTTTCAATTGAGGTGGTGAGTACGGCAGCAATGTCAACGGGGGAGCAGATAGCATCAGTGCCGACTGGCTCTGAGGCCTCAGCACTTGCACTGGCGTTGAACAGGCGGATAAAGCCAAAAGTAATAGCGCAATTAGCAGTGCTCCCACTAGCAGGCTTGTTAGCGTAAAGTGCCCTGGCTTGCTCTTGATAGGCAGCGCTTTTTGCTTGCTCTTTGCGAATACTGGAAATGAAGGCTGCAGTGGCTTTTTGGTTTTTGGCTTGCTCTTCAATGATTGCTTTGCCAATGGCTTCTTGGCGGCTGGCTTTTTCTGCGCTGATTTTGGCTTCGTAGTGGTTTTTCGTGTAGTTGTGACCAAGGTATAAACCTCCTGAAATGGATAAGGCAAAGGTGAGCAAATAGCTCATAAGTGAATTCATGCGATACCTTCTAGGCAGATGGTTTTTTCTAGGTTGCGGCGCGTAGTCAAGCCTGGTAATTCCACAAGCACTCCAAGGACGCTTGCTTTATTCCAGCGCGGCAGTTGCTCACACGCTTCTTTAATGCGTCCAGTTGCAAGCAGGCGGGCTGCCGTGCTCTTTTTTTGGTTGCAGGCTATGGTTGACCCCAGGTTAAATACAGCGTCCCCAAAAGCCGCTAAAACGGGCGCGGGTAATCCTGGTTGGCAGCGCTCTACTTCGCTAATAGCCTGGCGCATATCTTCAGTTAAGAATTGAGAGCACTCATCTAGCGAGTATTTTTTCTTTGGATCAATGTCAGATCCCGTATGCCCCATACACACAGTCAAAATTCCTGGCGGGTCGTAATAGGCGATTTGGCGTAGGCCTTCTGCAGGAATAGCAATCGCAGTGGCAATAGCGGTGGCGGCAGCTATGCGCCTCTGGTTGTCATTCATATATTCTTTTGAGCTACTACGCGGCTAACGTATGAGCAAAATGAGCAAATACCAGAGAGCGCAGCAAATTTGCCTGGGCTGAAGTAGTGATTCCCGTAAAGGCTATTCCAAACTTCCAGGCCAGAAAATAGCCCTGCTGCAATTGCAAATCGCATTGCCCAGGATTTTCTTAAGATCTCTTTCCAGTTTGGATATAGATTGAATGAAAATTTCATCCAATCATGCTATTGGTGCTGGTAAGTTCTTATGAATCTTTGTATGATTAAAGAATGAACAAAAATCCAAGGAGTACAAAAATGAAAACAATCATGAGTATTGTTTTAGTATCCGCGGTGCTTTTCTCTGCGCCAGCCATGTCTCAGTCATGGGCTTGCGATTACTATCTTCCACAGTGCCCAGATAAGGTTCAACAATACGACAAGGAATACGGGGATATTCAATCTAAAGTTCAGTCTGGAAAAATGACCATGCCTGAAGCCGCAAAGCAGGCCATGGCTTTGACTGAGAAAATGTACCCAAAAGATAAATCGTTAAACGATATGTCAAAGCAGCAATACGCATTAATTCAGTTTGCTAAAGAATCTAACGCAAACACTGAGGATAAGTTAAGCCTGATTCGCATGAATGCTGAACTTTTAGATACATTAATTAAAGATCGTTTTCAGATGGCAAATGCCTTTATAGAGGCTGATAGAGAATACCAAAAACAGCAACAATCCAGATCAAGCACTGGCAATACCGCGGCAGTCGCTACCATGCTTAGTGGGATTGGCAGGGCTTTCAATAACTCATTCGGTCAATCAATCACCCCGCCGCCACGGGTCTGCAATTACTACGGCGGATCAAGCTACTGCTTCTGATTACTCCCGCAGCTTTTCATTCTTTTTACGCAGCTCCATTAACTTGTCTTGCTGAGAGGCGATATATCTACCCTTTGAATCAGGCGTCATACCCTGATTTCTCTGGGCACTGCTGATATTGGCGCTAATCTCTCTAGCCTCTTTTTGTAATCCAGCCGCCTGATAATCGACCCCACGCTCAGGATCAAATGAGCGGATCTTTGTGCCAGTAAATACATCCAGTACTGTAGGAATCGCTTTAATTGGATCGCCTGCTTTGGTCTTGCCAGTGTAAGAGCCAAAATATAAGTCGATCTCAGCATCAAAAGTATTAGCTGCAGCATCCATGAGCTTATTGAAATTGTAGCTGCCTAGAACCATTGGAGCGTTCGGGGCAAACTGGCGATACAAGTAAGCGCCACGCGCTTGCGCTGCTTCCCACTTGGTATCTGATTTCTTCACCAAATCTTTTCCTGTAAAGGTATCTTGGTTATAAATAACCGCCTGCATGATTGATAAGACAGGATGGCTTGGCATAAATGGCGCTGGTAAAGGCAATCCATTGGTCTGATTGTTAATATCAAACAAATCACCCAATGGGACGCGGCGGCTCATGTCCATAAAGGCGGGATTGCCATCAATATCAAATGGCATACGAATAGATTTTTGTGTACCAATCGCAGTGCGGCCTTGCATATACTCTGGCATGCCCTTGCGCTCTTTCTCTTCATCGCCACCCATGACCATGTAAGCAAGCCAGTTAGCTCCGCCCAATAATGCAATCGGCGCCAACAAGCGATCTGGCCTGGTCATGGCAGTGTGCAGCACCATTGGAATGGCTTTATAAGTGTAAGCAAAGAATGGTGAGTAAGTGCGCTTTAAGAGCTCAATACCTTCTGGCATATCAGAGTAGTTAAAGACGTAGCGCTCAGCATCTGTAATGGCTTCTTGTGGATCCATGCCAGATTTACGGCGATCAATGTAAAGCATTAATTTGAAGAATTGATCTTCAAACTCATACGCCTTTTGCATATTCTCGCGATACCAAGACAATGGCTTGCCTGGATACTTCTTGGAAAACTCAATGACCTTGGCTACGCGTGAGGCTGCTACGGACTCCAAATCTTCCATCGAATTAAAGTCTGGCATGAGCATTTGCTGGATTTCTTGGTTAGCAAACTCATTACCGAATAGGCCGTTATCAACCGCTTCATTCCAATAGGTGCCCTTGGTTCTAAATTCGCGTAAGGTTTCACGCCAATGGGACGGGCTGGCTGGATTGACGCCTGCAAAGTAAACAGTAAAGAGGTTGCTCACTACGTTATTGCCATGCGATACAGGGTTCCATACAGTCTTACCCTCTTTCCAGAAGTTGAGCGCCTTGTCGTACACCGCCATCAAAATGCCCTTTGGCTGCGTGTTGCGAGTTAAAGCGTCTAATACTTGCGGGCTAACGTACAAGCCTGCTAGAGCGCCGTATTGCTTAACGCCAGGCGCACCTTTGATCTCAGTAGTGGGCACTTGTTTCCAGCCACCAGGATTAAAGGCTTTAGCTAATTCTGAGTTGGTGGAGATTGCTTTAAACAGGCGACCAATTGCAATATCCTTTTGTGTTTCAACGTAGCCCATGGCATAACGGAATACGCCGTCGCGGATCTCGCCCATTTCTGCGCGCTCCGATTCGGTGTAGTCACGCCACATCAAGACTTTGGCATCTTGATAGTTTGGCGGAATTGGCTGTGATTTATCAAAGGCTTCAAAAAGATCTTTTGGCAGTTCGCTACCATCGGTCATAGAAGATGGATTCCAGCCCAATTTCTTAGCCATCGCTACATTGGCAGCAGGCATTTCAGCAAACATACCGCGCGTTTTGAGGCGATCACCACGGATCTTCATGCGTGCCTTGGTAAACCAGCCCGCCAGTAATGCAGGGTTAGTGAGCTTGGCTGCCAATCCATGTTTGTAAAGACGGGGTAAATAGTTTGTCACTAGGCGCTCGTCAGAGATCATGCCCAGATCAATCAATTGCTTAGCTTGCACATCCAATGCGCTAGTCACTTTAGCCGCTAAATCGACAATCTCTTGCGCAGGCAAATCACCCACAATGGCGTTCTTCTCGACTAAATCGGACAGAGTTTCGCGCTGCTCTGGTGAGAGCTCCATGCCTGCTTCGGCAATGCGCTTGGCGTTCTCATTTGCTTTTAATTGATCGACCTTAAACTGGCGCATCATTTGCTTGAAGGCTTCTGGCTTATTGTCTGCCAGCTTGATAGCGCCTAAATGCTCGCTTGCCAAAGTTGAGAGGTTCTTATACAGCTTGAGGCCAGCGGTGTATTGGGTTTGACCAAACTCATTTTTGCTTAATGAGAATAGGTCTTTAGCCGATACCTTTTCAAATTTTTGCTTAGGTACGCCCAGATCTATATCGTCCTGTAGATCATCTTCCATGTCCTGAATACGGAAAGCCGTATCAGGCAAATCGACAAATGGATTTTGCGTAGCTGCTGAGTTGTTCTGTAGATTGGTAAAGACGGAGCGAATCAAAAGCTGCGCCTCGCTTGGATTCATTGCCCGAATTTGCGCTGCATAGGTCTTAAAGCCTAGGAAGTCGGCTAATTGCGCCAACCATTTACGCAAGGTTTCGGTAGTCTTAGTCCAGGCAGTTGGCTTGAAATACTGCTCAGGATTGACCTCAGCTAAGTTTGCTAAGGCCTCATCGATCCCTCTAGCCTTGGCATACTGCTCGCCATGGATAGTAAGCGTATCGATACCTACGGCATCGGTTTTCATCCAGTTATCGGCATACGCACGCAAAGACTCATCTACGGCGTAAAGCTTATTCATCTGAGTGATAAACTGATCTTTCGATAAGAAGCGGCGTAGGCCGTAGTGGAGCAATTCGTGGAAAACAGTTCTCTCAACATCCTCAGTGGTTTTAAGGCCTTTGAGGAAAAGCACAATCTCCCCGTTAACTACTGCACCAGTTACCCTGGCGTCACTATCTGCACTCTCCGACGGGAAAAGGTCGCTGACCTTGTTCATCACCTTGATAGCGGGAATGCTACCGAATCGGTTGGTCAAGCTTGTGACAAGAGTTTCTACTTGTTTGGCAGCAATGCTACCTGACGTTTTGCCTTCACCTAAACGACTAAAGATCCGAATACCTTTATCAGTTGGAGCAGTTTCTACAGTCTGAAAGAAGCTATCAAACGCAGCGCGTAACGCTGGGAGCTCATCAATCATCGGATAAGGATAGCTACCCTCATCTGCCATTCCAATTGCTTCTTGTGCTTTCCAGCCTTCTTCCGATACGATATTGGCTAAGTAATCGTTATACACACCTTGATCTTCTAGCTTAGCGATTAAATAAGACTCAAAGGAGCGAGCGGACATTTCAACGCTGGTGCTCCAGTATTCTTTGCTGCGCTTGCCATCCATCTTGAGCGAGCGCTGCTTGAGCTTAGAATCGCGGATTGCTTTCATCACGCGCCCAAATGCCTCGGTCATTTCTAGGCGAACGTCGTCCAACCCCTTATAGCGCGAGCCAACGGACGCCAGAGATACAGCGCTAGAGTCTGTCATGTAATCCAGCGGCTTCTTGCCCATGCGCGAGAAGTAGTTATCAAGCGCGTGCCACCATTCATGGCCTAAGCTGCCTGCCCCACTCTTCTTGGTCATATTGATAACCACAAAGCCACGCTCATAGTGCGCTGCTGCTGGATCAATACCACCTTTACCGCGAGCGCCAAATGCTAAACCGAGCTCACCATTCAAAGATAGTGCTTTAGGCGGCAATCCCAATACGGCTGCCATATCCATGAGCGCATCAAAGGCATCATTTAAATCTGCCTGACGCTTGCCCTGCTCAACCCAATTACCAAACTCCACACCTCTAAAGCCAAAGGTTTCTCCAAAGTATTGCGGCGTAACATCCTCACCATTGCGCATATCCTCGCCTACGCGGGGATTGTTATCTTCACGGCGCACCCTTGGGGTTTCTTTAAACTTCTCCAGCTTGGCTACCAATTCCTCTTGATTGGCTGCGCGATACTCTCTGGCTTCTTTTGAGGTATCAAAGCCGCCAGCCAGGTCAACGTAATTGCGCCCGACCTTTTTACCAACGTAAAACTTCTTATCTTTAGTGCGTGAATAAATCACAAACTCAACCGATTTTTTCTCAGTTGCGTTATTCATTAAGCTTTCAAATGATTCCTTGAATTTGGCAATTGCCTCTTCTCTGGTATCGGCTGTGACCAATTGTGTAGGCCAGCGACGCGAGCTCTTGGCTTGAGTTTTTTCTACCGCCCAGATAGTCTTAGCTGGTGAGTAGTTCTTACCTTCAAAAACGCTATAGGAGCCACTAGATAAGCGTAGGTTAGCCAAAGACTTGCTATGCCCTACTGCCATATATAAGTCTGCCATGCCGCCAATTGCGCTATATTTGTTAAGGATCTCAATCTCATTAACAGGCATCTTGCCTTTGACTAATTCATTAGCAAAGTTGCGCAGGGTTTCTACGTTATCAGCCCACGACTTCAGGCGATACGATTTTTTAGGTTTGGTAGGCACGCTCTCACGCATTGCCCGCACGACAGCTACAGTCTTAGGGTCTGCGCCCGCTTCAATGAGCTTTTGATAATTAGGCTCAGGCCAGGCTTTTGCAAATGGCACATCGGCAGCGTCTAATTCAGTTGCTGCTTCTAGGTTATCGCCATACAGATTCCATACGTCTTTACGGGCACCGCCAATCTTCTCGCCAAAGTCTTTAATGTCAGATGGTTTATCGGAGGCTTTAATAGGTGCCTTATCGACAATCCTTGCGGCAATCGTATCTAATCTCTTGTTAAGAATTGAGGCGTATTGCTTCAGCCCAAACTCAGGGACATTGGAAGCTTCGCTGTATTTCTCTGGATTGGCATCTAATTCGTCCGCCACTTGTTTTGCTAACGCTGGATTTGCTTCTGCATATTCTTGCAGCTTCATTTCTCCAGATAGGATCGGATCCGCTGTGCTGGCATATCTATCGTCTTTACCCTTGCGGATATTTCCAATCTCAAGAGCTAATCTGGCTACCTCTGCCGCCAATCCTACGTCTGTCTTTGCATTGGATGAGCCGAGTAAATCTTGTTGACCTTGTGCTGCGGCAACATCGGCTGCACGATCACTACCAGTTAAATTGAATTGCCCTACTTCAGCATCAGCTTGAGCCCTTGCTTCTGCTGCGCGATCTGCTTCTTGCTTAGCTTTCTCGGCTGCGGCTTTAGCTTCTTCTGCCGCTTTTAATGTCGCTTCAGTTTGGCTTTCTAAGCTGAAGGATTCTTGGGCATTGCGTTGTGATCCAGCCCCAGTTGGTCGAACAGGGCTTTGTTTTTCTCCTGCGCTTGACGCAGTTTCATTAACACTTTGGTCGCCTCGATCTTCTCCTGCGGGCTGAGAGTCGATTCGTCCATCATCTTGCGCCAGGCTAGCACCCCTTCGGAGGGGGTTGTCGTTGGTGGCGTCGATGGCGTCATTGTTGAATTCTGGGATTCGGTCTTGGGATTCACCTGATTGCTCCCATTGGGCAATTTCTCGCTCGAATTCTGCATCTTCTTCTTTCGTTCTTTGGTAATCTGATCCGACCCATTCACCAATTAAGGTTTGAGCTTCCTCACCAAGTTTATTTAATTCTGCCTCTTTTGCATCCTTGGCAGCAATCCATTCATCATACCCGTCATTTTGGTACTGAGAATACTGATCTTCAATGCCGCTGCCTTCTGCATTGGCGTAGGTTTTACGGCCTCCCCTAGCCTCTTCCATGAAGAGATCCATCATTTCAGCAAGGTCATGCTTACCACTCTCATCTTGAGAGATAAAGCCTAATTCTTTCAATGAGCTTGCCATGCGATCTGCAGATACACCCGCTTTGGTGGCGACTCTAAAGACGCCAGATCCTTTATTACCAAGATCTGCCAGTGATACGCCCCAGTCTTTTACCAATTCGTCAGAGTTAATGCCTCCTAACTTAGAAATGGCCTGCAACATACTGTCTTTTGCAGTGACTTCGCGCTGCTTGGCTACGCGCTTGGCAGTAGCGGCAAGTTGTTTATCGGTCTGCGGTCTAAAGCGCACCACAAATCCTTGATTAGAAGGAGCTGATACCCAACCTTTGCCTGCTTTTTTAGCAACGTCTTGAGCTGCTTTGCGGGTTTTAAATACGGATCCGTTCTTAAACACAATATCGCCAATGCGCATGCCAGGCTTCGGCGCCTGCAATTGACTGTGCTTATCTAAATCGATAAAGGCAGGCTCATTGATTGGCTCAGGAATAGCGGCTTGGGCTTTTTGAATCGTGCTCGGATTGATTGGATCAATCGCGCTACCAGGAATAGCCGCTTGTGCCTGCTGCATTGTTGTTGGTGCATTCGGTTCTGCGGGTGGCAGATCGATCACGTCTTGGCTTACTACGTTGTTAATAGGTTGATTGCCAGGTATTTGTGGAATCTCTAACCCACTTGGCTTAGCGGCATTGACTGAAGCATCCAAAAAAGCGTCTTGTTGACTTACCGCAGGAATGTCTTGCGGCGCTTGCGTTGGTGCTGCTGGCTGATCTAAGAATTGATCTACTGTAGGTGTGCTTGCAGTAGCGAGTGGGCTAGCCTGCGTAGCAGTGTCGGCAATCAACGTGCTCAAGGCCGCTATAGGATCCACTCCTGGTTGCACTGATACAGATGGATCGCCTTGAATGGGATTAATTGGAATAGGCTGAGCATTGTCAAACTCTGCTGGCGCTGGACTTACAGTGACATTTGCGCCATCTTGTATAGTTTCTGGTAATTGTTTGCCACCAATTTGCGTTATGGCGCCAGTTCCACCACCTAACATTGCACCCAACGCACCGCCGTAAGCACCACGTTTCAAAAGCTGATTTGAATTAATTTCGGTTTTATTACCTACGGCTTCACCAATGTAATTACCAATTTCCTCGCCAGCCTCTTGCCCGCCCTCTTTAGCAGTAACGCCAAGAATTTTATTAATTACTGCGATTGCGCCATTGGCAGATTTTTCTCCTGCCATCTTGCGGGCAATAGCGCCTTCAGCTCCACCGCCTGTTAAGGGAGCAATTAACAAAGAAGCCAAGCCAGATATGCCAGCGCCCTTGTATTTGTCTATTAACTCTGGAGAATCAATACTGGTAAATGTGTCGGCAGCATTTTGAATGGCATTTGTGCCTATAGTTGCGCCTGTTGCTGCTGCCATTTTTGCCGCCGTTGGAGCTAAAGCAATCGCGCCCCTGGCAACACCAGCGGGTAGAATCATTGAGCCTAATGTAGTGACGCCAGCATCAATGGATGATCTAGGGTTATCCATGGCTGCAATTGCCAGGTCTTTTAATCCCTTGTTGGGATCATTCATTACGGCATTAAAGGCAGCTTTTTGATCGTTGAGTTTTTGAGATCCGATACCTTTATCTATGGTATCCATGCCCTTTTGCATCAGACCAGAGAATTCACCGCCATACTTGCCACCAGTAACTAGTTGAGCAATATCCGCTACACCTTTAGCAGCAGTAGGAAATATTTTTAGAAGTGCAGCAGCAGCGTCTTGAGAGTTTTCTTTGAATGCTGAGGGTTTTGGTGCTGGCTCACCTAAAAAATTATCTATCCGACCCGCCTCGGCTCGCTGATTGTTAGATTGTGGCGAGTCGAGGAAGTCGTCTATCTTCATTAGTCAGGCATTCCTAATTCTTTAAGTTTTTGTTTGGCTTGATCTTTGGTAATTTTTCCAGCTTGATACTCAGCCTGCACATTTATCATTTCAGGGGTAGGGCTAAATGGCTTGCTAGGATTTATTGTCTGACCAGTAGTGGCTGTCGCTGGATTTTTGTTCGGGTTACGCTTGGATTTTGCAGCCTCTAAATACGTCTGAAAATTGGGTGCATCTTTAGGACGCTGACCAAAGCTCAGTGGATATTCCGTGTTGTATTGCAGACGGATCTGGTTATTTTCGGCAATATCAGTACGACGGCCTTTATCAGCAGGATCACCTTTAGCGGAATTAGTGCCTTTGCCAGCGCCTTTGTTTTCGTAAATCTTTTCTAGGGTCGGGTTTACTACTGCTTGACCACCCGTAACGCGGTTAATCGATGAGCCTGTATTGCCTACATCATCAAAAGGAGCACTGCCGCTAGTAGCAAAGTAGGCTTGTGCTGCTGGTGTCGCCAGGGCTGGATTGGTTTTAATGGCCTGAATATCGGCAATCTTTTGCTGCATTTGACCGCCACGGCTAAAGTCGGCAATATTGCCAGCACCAACATATTTCAAAGCCTGTAAAAGCTTTTGCTCATATTGCGGCATATTTGGGTTTGCTGCGATCTGCTCATCTACGCCACCACGATAATCATTAGTCATGCGCAATCCACGGGCTTCTTCGCCATGTTTATTGCCAGACTGTTGATTCGCAAAGATCTTGGCTAAAGTCAGGGCGGTATTTTGCTCGGCTTGTTGCGCGACCATTGGCGCCATGGCAAGGGCTTTAATGCCGCTGCCGATACCTTGTGCCGCGCTTTGGGCGCCTGCTGCGGCTCCGCCGCCAATGTCATAAGTTGCCATAGATATTCTCTTTAAAAAAGTTTTGCGGATTTAAAGGACTGAATCCAGGATTGATCGCCCCCGCCAGTCCAATTCATTGAGTTATTGAGTGAACCGATTGGGTCGGCAGAACTATTGGCCAGAGAAGTTGCTTTGTCTGTGACTTGCCCGCCTGCTCCGCTGCCATACATCATTCCAGCAGATCCAGCCGCTTGCAAAATGTTGCCAATAAAGACTTTGGTTGGGTCAATTTGCCCAGCCTGTTGAATAGCGATACTGTCAGCGGACTTTTGTCCTCTTGAGAAATTGTTTAATTGGTCAATGTTTTGACCCGCATTCATCAAATCAACGCCTTCATTCATGCGCAGGCGATTTGATGAGGTTGTTTTACCCAATAAACGCGCCATTGACTCGGCGGTTTTTAATGTATTGAGATCAGCATTTGCTTTTGCCGCGTTGTATTCACCTGACACGTTGCCTTGCACGCCTGAGTTTTCAGAGCGTATTTGCTGGCTTTCACTAACTGGAGCAATTAGGCCTGCGGTAATTTCATTAGAGATTTGCTCTTGATTTTTTAAACGTTGATTAGGGTCAAACTTTTGAGCCGCATCTAATGCGGTTGATTCAGCCTTCTTTTGCAGCTCTTCTTGAGCATTTAAGCTATTGGTAATGGCTTGCTGCTGCCGAGATTGCGCCTCTTGAGAGGCTTGATATTGCTGAGCTGCACCAGCAAACATCGCGACTAGCGCCGCAATTTCTAAACCTGTCATAGTGTTTTCCCCTGATCTCCATTACCACGGACAGTTTGCGAGCCAATAAATTGATTGGTGCCGTAAGGGTTATAAGCATTTGCAACACCATTTGCTTGTTGATTAATCAAGTACGCTTGAGAAAGATCACCAAACAAGCTGCCAATAGTGGCTCCGTTACGCTGCGCTGCGGCCTGGTCTGCATTGACGCTTAAACCATTAAGCGCCATCGTTGCTGCTGAGCCAGTGTCAATACCCGATTGAGCCATAGAAATTAGGTTGGAGCGGGTCTTTTCGTCTTGCAATTTGAGATCGGCTGCGGATTGATCGGCAATACCGCCTGTACGAATGAGGCCTTCATTGGCGCGACGATTAATCTCGGCATTACTATCAATGTCTGCAGATCCACCAACGAGGCCTGATCGGGCTAAACCAAAACGATTGGCTCGCTCTGCAACTTCAGCCTGGCGATCTACTTCTGCTTTATTGAGGTCATACACCGCCGACTTTTGGTCGTTATACATTGTGTCACGGTTAGCGCCATTAAAAATCGAGTTAATCTGGTCAGTAGCCGCAGCGATTCTGCGTTGACGATCTGCCTCGCGTGCGCCTGCACCACCATCACCACCACCGCCTCCGCCTCCACACATGACTACACTCCTTCCATAAAATAAGTTGAACCGCAGCGCTTAAAACCTAAACGCTCATATAAAGCTTGTGCACTTTCATTTCCCGTAGTTACTCCTGGTCGAATCTGCTTTGCACCAGCCAACTTAGCCCAATGCACAAAATGCTGAATTAATCGGTGCGCAATTAATCCACCTCGGCGGTCTTGGCGAACTAGCAACACTAAATCGCTTGCAATTAAATCGTTGCCAAACCAACTTTGCGTTACCGATCCAGCCATCACACCAATTACAATTCCATTTATATCCTCTGTCACCACTACAAATTGATTTTTGTTTATCAAATCCGTAAGCGATTGCTTAACAATTTCGCCGTCGTAATCCATGGTTGAAAAGGTTGATTCCTGATGAAGCTGCTTTCCCAACATCACAAGATCTGGCAAATCATTAACAGTAGCTAATCTAAGCTTCATTTAGATAGCCCCAAGCACGTTGTAGTAAAGGGTTACGGCATCAAGCCTGAATGGTTTGTTGTCGTAGTTTCTAAAGCGCAGAGAAAACTCCGTGCCGCTCACTTCAATAGGCACCATGCCACCTGGACGGGTATTGCCTTTGACTTTAACGGGCGCGGTATAGGCATCGATATTGCGCACGTCATAGCCAATAGAGAAATCGCACTGGCCTTCCATGACAATATCGGCGCCATAGATTTGCTTAAGTTGACCTGGGGATTTGAAGTCCATATAAGGCAAATCGAGCAAGACTTCATACTGCAAACCATCATCAGTAAAGACAGTTGGATCAATCTTGTAAATGGTGTCGCCTGAGCGGATATAGAGCTCTTGTCCTAGCTCGGCAAAAGAGTCCACAGCGCTTGGCAAGAAATAGCGGCTCCAGGCAGCAATTCTGGCGGTGCGAGAAATGGAATATACAAAGAGTTGATTGCCA